CCTTTGCTCTCGTTCCGCAAAGGCACGCCGGTCGCCGTTGTGTGCACCGGATCAGACGAAGGCAAAAAGATATTTATCGCGCCAGACGATGGTGCGCCTGAGCAGAGCTACGACCCCGAGGCCGTGCTGGACATCGCGCCGAGCAAGACCAAAATCATGAGCGCGGCAGAGCGGATGAACATCCGCCGGTACCTGTCGAGCGAGACACCAGAAGAGGCAGCAATGGCTGCGCACATCGCCAAGCTCCAGCGCGAGCTCGCAGTGAAGAACCGGTACGAGTATTTCACCGAAGACGGGACGCTGTGTGTGTACCCTTCCAAGCAGAGCGAGAGAGTCTACGTCGCGGGCAAGTCGGGGGCGGGGAAGAGCACATTCACGGCTCAGTATATTCGCGAATACCAGGAGATGTTCCCAGACAGGCGCGTGGTCCTGTTCAGCACACACGACGACGAGAAGGCATACAGGAAGCTCAACATTGTGCAGGTTGATCTCGACGAGGAGTTCATGGAGAACCCGCCGACGCTTGACGAGCTGGCCGAGAGCCTCGTGGTATTCGACGACACGGACAACCTGCAGGACAAGAAGCTTCAGCAGACAATCAACGGGGTCAATGCCGATCTGCTCGCCAATGGGCGCAAGTACAACATCCACGTGATCACGCTCGCGCACCAGCTCATGGACTACTGCAGGTCGCGCACACTCCTGAACGAGGCGAACCGCGTGGTCTTCTTCAACGGGGGCAGCGCGTACCACATCCAGCGGTACATGAAGGTGTACGCCGGCCTCGAGCCCAAGCAAATCCGCCGCATCCTGAACTCGAAGTCGAGGTGGACGTGCATCGGCCTGACCCTGCCGAATTACGTGATCAACGAGCACGAGGTGTACATCATACGCCCTGGGTCATAGACACGACGAGCTCGTCGGGGGTGATTTTTTCCTTTTTGCATGTTGCCATTACCCTTTTGTGGTAGTCCTCGGCGCTGAGTCCGTCGTTCCACGAGCGCATGACGCAGTGTCTCCCGCAAGTGCTCATCTCGTCGTCCTGGAGCTTGAACGGGCTGTATGCGATTTGCCTGCCTGCGTGATACAGCAGACGAATGAGCTCTGGGTGCTCTTGCCCTGACTCTCGCCGGAACTTGGGGTCGATGAGGTCAAGCGTCTTGTCCGGGAACGTTCCGAAAGAGTCGAAGACCTCGGTGCATGGCGCCCCTGTGTCGTCGACTGTGTCGTGCACGAGTATCCAATGTCCATTCCTCGGGCGCTGCTCGTATAGCAGGGCGAAGGGGCGCTCGGGCAGCCTGATCATGGTCTTCAGGTCTCCGTAAGCGTAAGTGCGCCCTGGTAAAAGAGAGGAGAGCCTCGTGCCGCTCATGGGTTCCTTCAGGGGATCCATTTCCTTTTTTTTATGTACGGGTTAGATAAAATGAGCCAACAGCATCACAGCGTAGACCCTGTGTACGGGTCGAGTCTGATCTACTACAATGCGACCGTGGTCAATAATACCAATGGTCCCCTGCCTGCTGTGTGCAATGATACACGCTCACAAGCCATCATCCACGTCCCCGAGCGATGGGAAATGTCTATCGTGCGATTTGATGTTGACACGAGCCTGATCCCGATCGCCAAGCTGCCCATGGACGAGAGCGTGCCGCCTACTGGGTTAACTCAGCTCTCCGTGACGCTGTTCGACAGTGTCTCGGGACAGATTGTAGGTCCGACCCAAGGAATAACGTTCACGAACGGGCTCGAGACGTCGATGCAGGCGGTGGTCGACTCGCTCAACAGCTCTTTCCGAGACTACGCCAGCCTGACGAGCGGGACGAAGCCGGTCAATCCCCCGTATATCTGGTTCAACGCGGAGCAGGAGCTCCTGCAGATCTTCGCGCCCTCTTCGTGGATCGGCTCGGACATCGAGATTTACGTGAACAAGGCCATGCGCCGATACCTTCGCGGCATTCCGTTCGAGGTGGCGAATCAGCCAAATGGGAGGGATTTCCGGTTGATGATCGAGTCCTCATGGCAAGCTGGCGCAAACGACCGTCCGGGTTTCCCCGCAGCCATTCAACAGCCGTACGCATCCGCCGGCCTGATCTACAAGACGCAGGAAGCCAAGCTCCTGAGCTCGTGGAGCGCCGCGCGCAGCATTTACCTGACCACTGATTCGTTCCCTGTGTCGTCTGAGAGTATCCCGAACAGCGTCCTCCTGTCTAAACGTGGCTCAGTCAGCAGCAGCAGCATCCCGATCGTCACCGATTTCATCTTCTCCACCGACGGCACGCCCGCGGCGGACCGTGACCGCATGGAGTACCTCCCGACGGCGGAGTACAGAATGATCCAGCTCGGCGGGCGCGAGCCAATCATGCGCGTGAACCTGCAGGCCTGGTGGACAGACTTCGGTGGAAACTCGTACCCGATCGAACTCGCGGAGGGCGGAAGCTTCTCGGCGAAGGTGCTTTTCAGGAAGCGCGTGCCTGCTCCCGTCTGAAAAAAAAATGCCATGCCTCTCTGATTAAAACGCAAATCGGATGTCGATCACCATCGAGCGCCTGAACACCCAGCGGGTCGTCGACCCCCGCACGGATCTGAACTCTTACGAGCGCAGAACGTACCAGATTTTCGATGGGCCGTCGGACGTCGGTTTTCAGCGCGTACTCCCTGATGGCGCGGCGAATGCCTCGTCGATGACCTTCTCATGCAACCCCCCGAGCGCGCGCGTATTTGTCAACCGCCGCGTGATGGTCACGATGACCTTCCGTCTCACGTTCACGGGAACCGTCCCCGGTGGCGTTGGCCAGCTGCTGCAGATGGCAGACGCAAACGCCGACCCTGGTGTCAACCCGGGGTCAAACAGCCAGGACGGCCCGCGCGCGTACCCAATCGCAAACGCAACGCAGAGCATTCAGGTTTCGCTCAACAACGACCGCCTGTCGCAGAACACGAACCGATTCTACCGCGGCACTACCCGGTATGCAAACCACAGCGTGCAGCAGGAGATCGACTACGGGCTCACCCCCACGATGCTCGACAATGCACAGGACCTCGCCACACTGTCCACCCTCGGTGTCAATCCGCTCCTTCCGTATGGTGTGACTCCGAACCAGACCACGCGCACTGGCTTCGCTGGTGTCAACGTCGTCGCCAACGGCCCAACCGGTGCCATCGTCGACCTTACGGTCACCGAGCCACTGTGGCTCGCCCCCTTCCTCTTCGCGCGCGGAGCGCAGGACACCGGCCTCATCGGCATCCAGACGATGAGCGTCACGATTGCACTCGGTGGCCGCGGAAACGGTGTTTTCGGCGGTCTCGCCGGAGCCTTGTGGTCGCACTCGCCGGCATCCACCTCGACGATCACCAACGTCGCCGTCGCGGTTACGAACGCGGAGATGCTGTTCTCGTACCTCACGCCGGACACGCTACAGATCATCCCGGAAATCAACAACTATCCGTACAGTGAGCCTGTGGTGTACACGCAGAGCTTCACGGTGCCGTCCAACCCTGGCGACTCTCAGCGCCTCGAGTTCAACAATATCCAACTAAACAGCATCCCGTCGCGCGTCATCATCTTCGTGGGCGAGCGCGATCAGGACTTCGACTACACAAAAACGGACACGTACTGGGGCATCGAGAACGTGAACCTGTCCTTCGACAATCGCGACGCGATCCTCAGTAACGCGTCGTCTCGTGACCTGTACAACATCGCGGCCAAGAACAACACGAACCTGACGTGGACGCAGTGGTCGCAGCGTGCCGGCGCCGTGCTTGCTCTCGACTTCGGTGACGACATCCCGCTGCGCTCTAACCAGGCCGTCGGCCTTCGTGGATCGTACAACTTCCGGATGAACGTGCTCGCCAAGAACCTCGCCCCTGGTGCTCAGATCCCGCAGCTCACCGTCCTGATCATCTCGACGGGCGTGATGACTGTGGCACAGCAGAACGTGGTGCGCTCCGTGGGCATCCTATCCAACGAGGACGTGCTCAATTCCAAGACTCAGCCTGCCGTGCCGTACCGCGCAACCGGTGACCTGTACGGCGGGGGATGGTGGGATGATTTCAAGAGCGGCTTCATGTCCGTGATCCGCCCTGTCGCAAACATCGCCAGCAAGATCGTCCCATTCGTCGCGCCTGAGTTGGCCCCGATCACGTCGGCAATTAGCTCGGCAGTTGGCAACGGCCTGATTGGCGGGCGTATGGTTGGAGGGCGAAAGGTATCGCGGGCAGCTCTTGCGCGCGCGCTGCATTGAACTCCTCCGTGAAAAAAAAAACCTCCTCGCTTGTTGAAATAAAAAGAACCGTGAAAAGCCATGGACATTCGCTTGATGAATGCCGGAATTGCGGCGCGTCGTGTGGGCGTATACGATTCAGTGTTCGGAGATATCTCGTGCCGCGACCTGAACTTCCTCACCTTGGACGGAGGTGAGGTGGACACTGCAGCGCTAAGCGCTCAAACAGTGACGTCTCAGGATTACATCATGGGAGGAACGGTGCCGCAAATCTCGATCCCGCGTCCGATCCTGAGCAATTACGGACCGAGGTATACCATCGAGCTGAGCGCGGCGCAACCGTCGATCCTGTTCGCGAATGGAACAGGTGCAAACCAAGGGTTTCACCTTTCGAAGCCGTTGAGCTCATACGTCCCGGGCCAGATGATCGAGTACCTGTTCGAGGGCTCTGCTGTCTCGACGGGGGCGAACAACTTCTTGATCGCGCCATGGTTTGACACTACTGAGCCAGCCAACGCTGCCGCTCTCCCAGCGTCGTCTCGTTTTCTCGTTGCAGACGTCGGGTCTCAGTCGTTCTCATTCCGATTCCTTGTAACAATCATGGGCGTCACCACGACCACGGTCAGC